CGTAACCCGAACGTCCAGTTCATCGCCTGCAGAGAGGCCGGTTGGGTCGATCACAAATACCCTGTCGGATGCGGTCAAGCTGTTGATCGTCGTGGCCGCAGTCGATACCAGATCGCTGCCCGCCCCTGCCGTGCTGTCGTTTTTCTTGTAAGCCTCAAAGTCGATTGTGGCCGTGCCGTTGGCGACGGTGGTCCGCATGCCCGCCCAGCCAATTACGCTGATCGGCTGGCCTGACACGTAGTTCATCGGGAGGCGATAAACAAACCGTGCACGCTGGGTGACGGTCGTGTTCTTGGCATCGCTGGTTTGGATGGTGATGGCATCGGTTGCCCAGGTGCCAGGAATGAGGCCGAGATCGTCGCTGGCCGCCGTGGTCGGCAGGGACGTCTGAAACGCATCCCAAACCCGCACCAGTTCGAGCGGGATGTTGTCTTTGAGTTGTTCGGTCGCCAGCTTGGTTCGCTCGATTCCGGCGTTGCTGTTGACCTGCGAATTGATGATTTCCCCAGACGGGATGATAACGGTGATCGGCATATTGTTTGGCTCCTAAGCTTAGAATCCCATGCTTGCGAAACTGACTTCAGAAAAGACCTTGAACTCGCGCCAAGTGGCTTGCGATTGGTCGGCGAGCTTGAATCCGTTTGCGTCAAGCTGGACTGGCTGACTGACCGGCTCCTTGTTGGCGTCCACGGCACGCACGACGGCAAACAGCGAGCCGACCGGCGTGAATGTGCTGGTTCGCACTTGATAGCCTTCATGACGGACTCGCTTCCACCATGCCTTCTCGTTGGTCGTGCGGTATGGCTTGCGTGCGTGAATTTCCACGTTGACCGACCAATAGGGGACGCTGTTGCCGTTTTCGTCGGTGTAGAACTGCTCATCGCTGCTGATATTGGCGATCCGCAATGTGCCTGGCGGGAACCCGATAAATGTGTCCGAGTTCACGCAGTCAATGAATTGATAGAAGGTTGCCGGGTCGAACGTGGCAAAGTTCTTGGCAAGGCGAACGCCGAGATCTGAAATCGGGCGGGTGATACCGCTGATAGGTTCGCCGCAGGCAGTCGTAATCGGGCTGCCGTTAATGTCTTCGTCAATCGGTTCTTCGCTGGTGATTGTGAAGTAGCTGACCTGCGTGGGCTGGCTCAGCGGACCCTGCTGCTCGCCGGGACCCTGCCCAGGGTTGTCTTTGTAGGGTGGCGACGTGTAATCGGCCGAGACTTCAAAATGCAGCGGGCCGCGACGGTCCACGCTGATGCCGCTGCAGGACAGGCTGGCAAACAGCGGGTGCCGCGACTTTTCGTAGGGAATCCGTGCGTCTGCCTTGACCGTGACTTCGTTATCGTCTGGAGTCTCCACGAAGGCGTTAAAACGAATCTGAGCCGTGGCCGTGGTCCAGCCACGGTCGTCTACTTGCGTCTTGATTCCGCTGCTGTAAAGCTGGTCAACGAATCGCACGGCCATCAGGTCACCACCTTGATCGTGTTGCGTGTATTGTTGCGGATGTCTTCGAGCAGGGATTGCTGTTCCCTCTGCAGCGTTTCAATCTTTTCCGTCAGTTCGGCAACCTTCTCATTGGCCTTGGCCTGCCGCTCGGCGGTGTTGCTCTGGCCGCTGCGGGACAGCAGGCGGGACTGCATGGCCTGCAGCTGCGGCGCGGGTGTCCCCAACTTCTTGGCCAGTTCGTCGTCCTGCTTCTTTTGTTCGTCGGCCAGTTGCTTCTGCGTTTCGGCAATCTTTCCCTCTAGCTCGAGCTTTGCTTCAAGCTCCTCTCGGCCGTCTTCCATTGCTTGCCGCAGTTCGTCGTACGCGGCAGCCTGGTCTTTGATTTTCTGCTCTTCCTTTTCTCGGATGTTGAGCATATTGGTCAGCATTTCCCGCTGCCATTCGTTTGCCGCCTTCGCCAGCACCTGTTCCCGCTCGGCCTTTTTGGGATCTCGAATGCGGTCAATTTCCATTTGCAACTGCTTGAGTTGCTGGTTGCCTTCTTTTTCCTTGGCAAGGAAGTCGCGGCGTTTTTGCAGTTCCTGCTCGGCCTCGGAGGGCAGCGAGTAAAAGTCCTTGATTTGCTGCTGTTGTTCTTGCAGTGCCGTCAGCCGCTTGGTTTCGATTTCCACCAGCTTGGTCGCTGCTTCCAATTCCTCTTGATAGCCGCTGTTGTCGTCCAGTCGCGTCCCGGTTCTGCTGGCCTGAACGGCCTCAAGGTCGGCAACTGCCTTTTTCAGCGTGCTGGCTTGCGAGACCGTGTCCTTGCTGACCTGCTGGCTCAGTGCTGTCATCTCGGCTTGCCGCTGCTCAGGCGTGCCAAGTTTTGCGGTTTCAAATGCCAGGTCGAATTGCTCGCGGCGCTTCTTGGTCAGGAAATCGGCCTGCTTGCTTGCCTCGTCAAATGTTTCTTTTAATCGCTCCCGCCACGCTTCGGTCTGCATAATCCAGTCGGCGATCATGTTGCCGACTTGATAAGTTCCTGCGGCAACTGCGGCCACAATTCCGGCCTTGGCCGCCATCATGCCCGCGCCGCCCTTTTCGCCTGCGTCTCCGAGTTCCTTGAGTTGCCCGGCCAAGTTGGCGAATTGCCCAGTGTAGCCTTGCAGTTGGTCCAGCCCGAGCGATCCGAAAATCTTGCCGAACACCCCTGACAGCTTCTGGCCGGTGTCAGCCGTTCGCTTCATTGATCCGGCAACGGCAACAAAAGCGGGCGACGCCTTGTCCACTCCCTCAAGCACAATTTGCACGGATTCCGCTGCCATCGCTTACGCTCGCCTGTACGCTTCCGCTTCCGCCCGATTCTGTTCGCTGCGGAAACACTCGTAAAAGGAAACAAACCACGCCGACTGGTCGAGGACGCCACCGGCAACTGGCGGCAGGCCTTCCTTCATCAGGTCGGCCATCCGCATTGCCTGCAGCGTCTTTCGGTCAATCATCCGTTTGGGACAGCTGGTTAGTTCGATGTAACCAGTCTGCCCGCAAACATCACACCCGGCTTCGTTGCACGACGTGCAGGCAATGGACACGCTGGACAGTTCCGATGGAACGTCGTGGCATTTGCCCGCCGTGCAACTTTTGCACAGCAGCCCCTGCCGGATCAGGGCTGCAACGCGGAGTTTTTTTCCTCCTCCTTGCTGACGTTTCCGCCTGCCAGGACGATGCGAAAAACCTCATAGGCCTCGGCCGTGGTGAAAACGTCCTTGATTGCCTCGCGGCTGTACGGGATTTCCGCGTCCGTTGCGGGGTCGCGGAAGTTTCGCCAGCCGGTGATCACTTCGCTCAGGCCTTGCTCTAGTGCGTCGAACAGTTCCCGCGTGCTGCCTGACTGCGGCACGGTGTCCAGCAGCTGGCCCAGCCGCTCCTGCCTTCGCATCGACAGGGCCAAGGTGTAAATCGTCGGCCGCTGGGCCTCCGGTTTGTCCTTGTCCCAGTCCAAAACAATTGGGAACTTTTCGCCTGGTTCCAATGCTCGCCCCATTGGTTCCTCCGTTGGTTAATGGTGTTTGATTACGGTGCCGAGAAAGTAAGGGAAAGCTCGTCGTTGCCAGCCGCAGCCGACTTGTTGAGCTGGAATGTGATCTCGTCGGTCAATACGCCGTTTCGGTCGCCAGCTGCCACGTTAGTGCGTTGCAGTTTGGGGGCTGCAATCGCGAATTTGTCGGTGGCGTTTTCAAGGTCGAACGCCAACGCCTCCTCGGTCATGCTGGTCCAGATGTCGTAGTTGTCTTTCGTGCCGTCCGCTTCGGCTTCTGGGTTAATCGTGCCGGTTGGCAGGCGGTCGGTGATGATTGCCGCGGCGTAGCCGCTGCCATCGGTGTTGGTTGCACACTCCCGCAGCACGACGGTGTTGCCGGCGTCGATGGTCATGGACTGGAAGCAAGGGGTCCAACTGCCCAGCGTAAACGTGGCGTTGCCAACTCGCAGCGGCAGGGCTGTCGGGTAGGTTGGGGCCAGCAAGGCCACAGCCGACTGACCACCCCAGACGCCAGTAAAGGTCCAATTGATGACGGCAATCTTGCCAGTCTCAAACGTCATGCTGAACGTGCCCGCACAGCCGCGCATCAGCATCCGGTTGCCGTCGATGTAGGCTCCGATGGTTAGTGTCTTCACGTTGCTGCCTGGCGTTTCCGACTTCGGCGTGAAGACACCACCGGCCGCGGTCCAGCCGCAGGCAGGCAGGAAGGTGGATGCCCAGCCGGGGACACCGCCCGCGCCGCTGCCGTACACTTCCGTTCGGAACGTGCAGGTGCCGCCGTACAGTTCCGGCACCGCTGGCAGGCTGCTGAAACTGCCTTGACTGGGCCGCGGCGTCATCGCAATAGTCGGTGTCATCGTCAGGTCGAAGACGTTAAACGCGGCATCTGCAGCGGCAAGGCTTTCGGCCGTTCCGCTGGTTGATTCAATCTTGGCAGCAAGTACGCTTTTTCGGCGAAGTAGTGGCATGGATTATTTTCCTTTCCGTTTTCGTTCTTGTTCAATCAGATAGCGGGCCTCCGACATCACCCGCAGGGCAAACTGCTTTTGTAGTTTCTGCTTGGTCGGTTCCAGCATCTTGTTGACCATGAACGTGCCCCAAGGCGAGACACCGAACAGCGGCTGAATCGGCAGGCGACTGGCACCAACGCGCCGAAAGACTTGCCGGCCAAGTCGTGGAATTTCCGGTCCAAACGCTCCGCGTGCCAGGCTTTTCTTGCCTGACTTGGGAATCTTGTAGGTGACGCCTTTTTTTGTTTGCTTCGCGCCGAAATATTTCAGCGGGAACCGTGGCGTGTATTCGAGCGTCACCGTCTGGCCGGTTTTTCCTTTTTGCTTGGCGTGCAGGACTCGCTTGTCGAGTTCCTTCTTTTTGATGGCCACTTTCTCGCGGATGTCACTGCTGATGAACGTCACGCCCTGCTTGGCGACGCGGCGAGACGCCCGTGCCATGGCTTTTTCGAGCCCGCCCTTGATACCGCTCAGCATGTTGCCCAGTCGATTCAGCGACTCGGCGTCCAGTTTCATCGTGACTGCCATCACGTCCTCGATGTGTAAGGGTCGTTCTCGGTCGTGCGGAAGGTCACGGTCAGCGGAAACCGAAAACCGCTGGACTCCTCCGTCGTGACGTCGTCGATGTCGCCGATCTGCGTGTCGATGGCCAGCGTGTCCCAGTTGTGCCAACTGGCCTGCGGTGTGCAGATCGCTTTGATGCAGTCGGCCGCGAACTGATTCCGCAGGGTGTCAATCTTCGTTAGCGTCGCCTCGGTTGGCATCAGCAGGCCCGCAATGGTGATCTCCATGTCGTAGGCCGTGGCAGGCGGATTGCCGGGCACGCTCAGTTCCTGATTCTTGCTCAGCGTTCCCTGGGTAACGACGATTTGCAGATGCTGAGGCCGGAACCCGCCAAACCGCGTCGGCCGCACGACTTCCGAGACGGTGACTTCGTAGCCTCCGGTCGTCGTAATGTTTGCCAGCCGCGTTCGCACCTTGGCGATAATTTGCTCGCTGATTGCCGTTGCCACTACGCACCTCCGCTGCCGCTGAGGGCCAACGTGATGACGCCAGAATCTTCCGCCAATTTGCGGACGACCGTGTACCGGGTCGCCGCTGAATCATCGACCCGGCGAAGAATCTCAACCGAATCGAGACCGCGATTAACTTCGTTGCTCAGAACGCCCTTGACGGCGTGCCGACGCACTCGCATCACGATCTCAATTTGCATTGGGTTCCCGGCCTGATCGAAAATAGCCGGAGGGTTGCGTTCGAGAATGGCGGCAACTGAGCGCGAACCCCCTCCGGCGAAAAAATAGACGACCGGCTCGCCAAATTCGGCGAGTAATCCGACGAAGCCGGAAGTCTGAAAATAGGTGTCGAACCGACTCGCCACGGTTGCTGTCTCCAATCACTAGGTGGTGATGTTGCTCAGCAAGTGACCGGCCTGAGGATACAGCACGACTTCGTCCACATCGTGGCGAACTCGGATGATGTTGCCTCGGACGATTTCGTCCCGGTAGCTTTCGACAGTGCCGCCAGGGCTGCTGCCGTCTTCCGACCAGTGGAACATCCGGCCGATGCAAGGCTCAGCCATGTCGGCCGAGGTTGCAACGCGGCAGACCATTGCGTACTCGTCCGACCAGATTTGCGATGCCGCAAAGGTCTGGCCTTCCTTGGCGCTGTTGCGGCTGGCACCAGCGACGAACACAAAGTCGAGACCGAAGACCTGAGCCAGCTGGTCGGCGGTGATGTCCGATTGCTTGGACGGGTCACCAGCACCACTTGATTCAATGGCGTCGATGACTTGGGCACAGCGACGCAGGTTGCGGAAGACCTTCTGGTTGATGATCAGGGCATTCGCCCAAAGACCAGAATTGTCCCAAACCCTCTTGACCGCTGCGTCGACGTTGGTGATCGGCACGGCGTTGGCAACGTCGTCCCATTCGTCGGTGATGCCCGTCGTCAGTGCCGCACCGTTCCAAGTCGTCGGGTTGAACACGGCGTCGGCAACTCGCTGCT